TTTACATTTTCACTTGCTAATCATAGTGCAGCTTTATTAACAAGCGGAACTTTAGATGCAGCAAGGTTGCCTAATCACTCCGCAGCACTTTTAACTTCTGGAACAATACCTGATGCGAGAATAAGTGGTAATTTTTTAAAGACTAATGAAAATGATTCAATATTAGCAACTTTAACTATAGGTGATGGTTCTGGACAGCATGAATTACATATTAAAAAAGCAGATAATAATGTTTCAGATCATCTTCAGTTCTATAACGGAACTACAAGGATTGGAGAAATTGGTTGCGAAGATAATACATGGCTAAGAATTAACCAAGAGACAAATAAAAATATTTACACACCAAGATACATAAGGGCTGATAACGGTTTCTTTGTTGATGGTACGTCTAAAGGTATAAATGGTTCTGGTAACTTTATTGGTGGAACTATTGCTGGTGCGTCAGATTATGGCACTTTATTAAGATCAGACACAGCAGATACAGCAAGTGGAGATATTACTTTTTCTGGCGGTGCTGGTGCTGTTACTATTGCTGCTAATAGTGATATACGATTATCAAACGGAACATGGTCAGGAAATACTACAAAAATTCAGCACCACAGTAATTATTTATATATTGTTGGCGGTTCTGCTGGAATAATATTTAGAGAAGGTGGAACAAATAGATGGATTGTAGATGGAAGTGGAAATTTAGACCCTGCGACAGACAGCACTTATAATATTGGCTCAAATAGTGTAAGGGTAGCGAATGGATATTTTGACACTTTATATGGCGATGGATCAAACCTTACAGGAATATCAGCAGGGGCGCAGGGCGGTGCATCTGACGAGGTGTTTTGGTGTAATAATCAAACTGTAACAGCAAATTTTACTATTCCAAATAATAAAAATGCAATGTCAGCAGGGCCAATAACTATTAACTCAGGCGTGACTGTTACAGTAGGTAGTGGCGAAACTTGGACTGTGGTATAAAATAAGAAAAAAACAAAAAATTATGAAAGAACAAACTGAAAAACAAAAGCTTGAATGGAACGAGCAGTTAAGAAATCACAAGGAAAGACTACAACAGGCAGAAGCAGTTGTTGAACAAGAGACAAAACTTATTTCAATGATTGAGGGCGGTATTCAGTTTGCTGAGAACTTGTTGAAGAGCGCACAAGAAGACCAGCAATTAAATAAAGCGGACATAAAGAAAGAATCAAAAACAGAACAAGCAAACTCATAGTTCCCATTGCCTTAATCAAAGCTTCTTTTATCATGTTTCAAAAAATTTGTAACTATCTTTCTATATTATCCACAGTTCTTGTATTAGGAATACTTGGAGGCGGCTTCTTCACATACAAATATGTAACTAGCGAACAGTTTAAGGCTAAGATGATGAATCAAGTTCTTGAAAATGTACAAGGACTTATGCCTGATGTTTTAGATAATGCAATTCCAGATATTACTGGCCCTTCTTTACCTATACCTTTTAAGAAGTGAATTGCTATTGGTGTGATACTGAATTAATAGTAGGAGGAGATATAGATATTGAGGATAATATGAACGGTTATCCTGAGTTTTCTGTAATGACAAATTTATCATGTCCTAAATGTTTTTCAGAGGTTGAAGTATTAAAAAAAAGAGATGCATATGACTAATGAGAGAGTTACAACCTACTTCTAGTCGTATAAGAACACGTTTTATAGCTGTTCTTGCACTAATTACATCAGGAATAACATTTGGATCGGGGTTTATGGTGTTTTTATACATGAAAAGTCCAGCTTTTGAAACTCAATTATTAGGACAGGTTATGAAGCATATGAATTGGCTTGTTGCTGATGATTTTGTAAAACTGATAGAAAAACGTAATCAGGAGTATATAGATTGGGAGACAAAATGTAAGTGGGAACAGTAATGGAAGTACAACAAATATTAATTCCAAAAATAGAAGTACCTCAAATAAATATTCCAACACATATCCCATTCCAAGTTTTAAACGTACCACCACCATCAATAAAACTTCCTGGCTGTGTTAGATATCATAGAGATGCCTCACCAAAAAACACAGCATTATATAATGATGACCCACGAGGTACTACGATTTCATGTCCTTATGGATCAATGCCATCATTCCAACCAATGTTATATGACAGAAGAAGAATTGAAATTGTAGAGTCTAAAGAACAAGAAAAAAGAGTAGAAAACAATGAAACTATAGAATCCCCAATAACAAAACCGGAATTACCCAAAGAAAAAAAGAAAATAATAGTTCCAGAATGCCCCAGTTCCAAAGACCAGCGCGTTGGCGACTTTAGAAATTCTAAAAAATTAGAGATAGTTGTCTCGCATCGTTTGGATGGAACAGAATGCATAACTGAATATGAATCAGTTCCATTTCGTGATAGATATATTCCTTCTGCACCACAGTTTGTTGGAGTATTTTCGTTAGCGCTTGTAGGGGCGAGCGCTCCTGTTGTTTTGCAATTAGTACGTCCTCTTGTTAAGCAAGCCTTTTCTAAATTGTCAAAGAAAAAAAAGCCAAAATCGTAGGTATAAACATAAGCAGACTTTTTTACAAGCCCCTTACAGGCGATTCTGAAAGGGCTATTTTTATTGATTTAAGTTTATTTTATGATTATGGGGCAACACTTGATTCTTGACAGGTCTAATACGAATATCGCTGCATAAATCGTAGTAAGGACTGTCTTCTGTAAATTCTATTCCGGCAATTTTCTTTTCTCCGCAATGACGTAAACGTGCCATATGCCAATCTAATTCAAGGTTCTTTAATTTTTGTTTATTTAAGTCGTTTTGAACTTTAGCGGCTTCTTTGCATTGTTTTGTATATTGCCTATCTAACGGAATACTAAAATTTAATGTAATTCCTGTTCCAAGTGCAAAACTATCTTTATTAGTACCGCTATAATTTTGAGCGTAATACAAAATATGACCTGGTCGATCGGGCGTACCATCTCCTATTGGATTGCCATCTTCATCAAAATCACCTTCAATATCTGTTTCGTCATATACAGGCGTATAATAATAATCTCGATAAGGCTTACGATAATTTGAATTAAATGTAGAAAATGGGGTTATGGTCATCATTGCACCCTGACATACAACACCACCACCAAATTGATTAGTGTGAAAACTGCCATTATTTACATTCCAGTTCTGATTAGTTACAGATCCACTATTTGATTGACTTACAGAATTAGCTAAAGCTCCTGTTGGTAATAGGGCTATTGAAAGACAGATGTAGAAGTTACTACCGATTCCGTTTCTATGGTGCGATTTATGGTTGTGACGTTCTGAAGACCTGGTCCAGAATAACTTTCTACGAATTGAAAGGCATCGCCAGAAGTTGGATTTGTTAATGTCCAATCTGGTTTTGTTGTCATATCTGCTCCTTTCCATGTATAGCTTTGTCCTCCTACTGTTCCAGTAACATCAACTGCATCTGGCGAAATATCGCCATCTGCTCTAATTCCGACACCTGTAACGGTGTATTCATATCCTGTTTTATAGTCTTTACTAGTAATCGATTCTGTAATTGTTGTTTGTGTATTAGTCGTTGAAGACATTGTCCCGGTTGTAAAATTAGGTACAATATTTGCATTAGCTGGTAAAACATATATTAAAAACAGTAATAAAAGCTTCCGCATAGCTCATTTCTAATCCAAGGTGACAGAAGTTACATAAGAAGCTGTTGCTGTAGTACCAGCCCCTCCAGCCGTTACTGAAATTACATGATTGTCAACAGTACCAGCTAAATCGCCTACTGTGCCTCCACTTGTACTGGTTAAGTCTCCAAATGGGCTGACCTCGCCTACCGTCAAAGATGTTTCAATTGTATCGCCGGTTGTATGAGAAACATTATATGTGAAACTTTCGCCATCAGTTAATTGTGATGCAGTAATAGCTGTATATGCATTGACTCCGTTAGTGACTGCTCCTAGACCGCCTACCGAGCCAGCAGTTGTTCCGTCAGTCGTAGTAACACCTGTACCAGAAACAGAATAAGAATTACCAATTCGATCTGCTGTAGTACCTGGCGCAGCTACTTCTAGTTGAATACTTGAACTGATTGATGAAGTGATGTCTGCGTGTGCTGCTGGCACACCAACAAGTAATAAAAGGGCAAATAATTTTTTCATTTTTTAGATTTAGGGTCGATTACTTCAGCACCTTCTATTTTGATAGGTGTTTCTACCCTTATAGTCTGAACCATACCAGCGTTTTCTGCAACTTGAGTGTCTTTCTCACTACGTTTTTTAGATCCTTCAAGACCAAAAGTAGCAAGCGCACCTGTTAATAAGCTGGCCGGGAAAGTAATATCTTTGGGATCAGAACTATAGCCAGGTATTGTTATGTAGTTTAATGTAACAATAAAACCGCTCCAAACTACAACGCCAAGTCGAACAAAAAGACTAATAATAGCTAGTTGCTCTTCTTTGTCATCTAGTCCTTCCTTTAACTTTTGGAAAGGATTTTTCTTTTTCTGCTCTGCCATAGGGTTTTTCTGTATAATAGGCATAGATCAAGGACTCGTAAAGTGATTGAGGTAATAGCAGCTACTGGGGGGGCATTATTAACAGCTTGTTTTGTTTCAGTCGGTTCCATATCTTATCGAGGTAGACAATCGCGTGATGATCTTGTGCGAAATACCACAGCTATCGAATTACTAAGTACAAAAATAGATGATATGCATGACGATATGAAAGAAGTGTTTCATCGCCTTAAAGAAGTAGAACTAGCAGTTGTAGAGATAAAGCCAAGAAGATAAAAAAAAAGACCCCTATTGCTAGAGGTCTAGTTCTTGCGAATGTCTAGTGTTGCCTAGTTTCCACTAGTCAATTACAAGCTCCCACACACGCCGGTACACTAGCACAAAAAAAAGCCCTCTGTTATAGAGGGCTATGATTTGTTAACACTTAGACCAGTAACCTATAAGTTTTTTTGGTCTTTTACCTCTGCAATCCCATGTATCTAAGATAGCTCCGTTCTTGATAGCAACGTAGTGTGTGGCTAGTTCTGCTATACAATTATCAGGAAAATTACCTTTGAGAAACATTGTATTGTTGAGCTTAGTAAACTTCCAATCAAAAATATTTAGATTGTGAAGTGCGTGAGTCATTGCTCTTCTAGTAATACCACCATTTGCAGTAGCTTTAGATTTTTGCCACTCCATATAAGGAGAATACCTATATCTGGGAGCAGAATCTCTAATAGCTTCTGTGGCAGCTTTCCATACTTTGTTATATGGAAGATCGAAGGCTAAACAAATAGCTCGTGTACCGCAATCACTATGGTGTTCCTTTTTAGGATGTGGATTTCTTTTAAAGAAATGCAATCCAGTAGGATGCGATGACGGCGGAAACGCAGTTTGTGTCATAATATTTAAGAGTCGAGGTGCAATTAGCCGATGCTTCCACCGGCTATCCTTATTATAAATCCAACTAATCAGGAATAGGATTTTAGTGTGACACTAATTTTATTGGCACACTAGTTTTTCGTTTAGATTTTTTTTCTAATTTATAGTAATATTTAGATAAGTCGGGAAGCCTGATGATCTATGCAAAGCGGATCTGAAAGCCATACGACCCTTGATATGGGGTTAAAGCAGGGCAGTCTTAAGAGTTCGACTGACTGATCTCCCGATCTTTCTTTATGTACAAAACCATGCTAAAAATCATTGAACCTATTTTATTTGCCTTTCTTCGTGGAAAAGCAATAAAAAAACTCGCACTTGATATAGTACGAGCAATGGTTAAGAAGACTGATAATACAGTTGATGACAGGCTTTGCGATGCTTTAGAAAGAGCGCTATTTCCTGGTAGATAACTACTTTTTCTTCTTTTTCTTTTTTGGAGGTCTTCCAACCTTACTTCCGTAAGTACCAGCACCTTTTGGCATAATGTTGTAAATAGCTATTTATATAGTAAGATATAAAACCTCACATATCCATAAATGCATAGATTAACTTTTGTAAAGTGTCCAAAATGCAGAGAAGTTACTAGACAAAAAGTAATTAGATCTCAAAGAAACTCAAAAAAAACTATCGTTAGAACAAGACTATGTATGGTTTGTGAACATAGATGGCATACGTTTCAAACACCAGAGAGAATAATAAATGATCGAAAAGCTGGCTATCTAAGGGCAAGCTAGCTATTGTTAAGGCATG